TGCCAGAATCCATCAACAGGGCTGTGTACATCTCTTTCTTGATCTGAATGTGCATGATGATAACCCCTATGCAATGCCGCCCACCAAATGGCACTGCCTTGGCAAGCACAGACCATTATCCAGTGCATGACTGGTTTCATCCAGGGTCTTACTTCAATGGCTTTATGACTTATCCATCTGTGCAAGCCCACTGCTGAACCCAAGCCGCCGCACACGATCCAGCCTACAAAAAAGTAAACCAGATAGTGCCATTGCCAGTCTGAGAAGCCCAGATAGAATCCAAGCAATGCCAGTAACTGGAAAGGAATTAGTACAGCAAAAATATAAGGAACCTGGTTGGTTGCTTTATATGTTGCGATGTTGTCATCTATGAACTGTTTTATTTTTGTCATTCTTCGTCTGGCTCCATTCGTTCTCTACGTTTTACATACCTCCGCAGATTAACGTCAAAATTGTGTATAGCATACCCTAGCATACTATGGTAAACCGGCCAAGGACTGCGTGTGCCTGCCGGAATAGTTGTCTCTACCCATGTTATATATCTCTCGCGCAAAAATCGCATAATTTTGCGGTAGCTTTCTTCTCGTCCACCTGGGCTAGAAACATACCATTCGTTGATGCCAATGCTTTCGTGATAGTCGCACAGGGCCATGATCATGTCTCGGAAAGTACGAACCATGGCCATGTTCTTTTGGTTGCTCAGCACAAAGCTCAGTAACCATACAGGTTGGTACTGCATGCGACGAATACCAGCCACCATGATCAAATTTCCGTCTGTGTCATATACTCCCAGCGTCTTGCGCCACTCGTGGCCGCCTATGTTTTCCGGAACCAGGAACAGTTCAAACATACGCGAGTCTGGTTGTAATGCAACAGGGTATGTGTCTTTGGGATTCGCATAAGTTTGTTGTGCCAGTGCCTGGATCTCGTCGAGGCTGGACATGTCTAGCCATTTCATATTGTCTTGCATACGCTCACCTTACCTTGTTTCATGTTTTTTATCAAATCCTGCACACCAAACTCGTATATCCTGGGTTCAGTAGCAAATAACAGGTTCGCACATTGATGCTCTACATCCGTCCAAATATGAAATAACTTTTCTACACCAGTACGTTTTGGTCTTGGCTTGAAAGGATATCGGGTCAAGGTTCCATAAATTTCATTTTTGCTGGATGTCCATCCCAGCTTACCTGGCATCTGATCTGTTATCAATCTGTTGACCACATAGCCTTCCAAGAAAGAAAGCATGGTCTCAGGATTGTAAGTATAGAAGTTGTTATACGCTGGTATGCCAGTCTTTGCAACAAACCTGCGCCATACACCATCTTGATCTTCTTTCTTCAAGAATACCCAATGCATGCGATGTTCACCTGTTTTCAGCAAGTGCTCCATGTCTGGTGTTTTTTCAATTTCTACTTCGTCAATGGTAATCATTGGCTGGGCAAAATCTTCAGCTATCTTGCACAACACCTGCTGATAAAATGTATAGCTCTGATATTCTTTCGACACACGTTGCCAATCTCCGCTTTCGTAAAAGCGCACTGGATCAAAATCAATATAAATTGGTTCAAGCCCTGTTGTGCTACAAAACTCTGTGGCCTGAGAAACGTCTGCGATGTTTAGTTCATCCTTGAATCTAACAATCACAGGCCTAAAAGGAACTCGGCTTTCCATCCAGGCCTGCAATGCAATTTCGCTGTCCAAGCCACCAGAGAAAAAAACTGCCATTGGTTCTTTGTGCTTGCGAGAAATAATTTTGGTTGTGCGTATTAGTTCACCGCGAAAGGTCAATCGAGGACGTTGGCAATAGCCCACGGTGCCTACTGTGGTTTGCCAGTCATCTTGTCTGAATATATTGTCTGGATCATTGTCATACCAATACTTGATATGATTGTTCTCTGTGAATTCAAATTTCTCATAAAGATTATTCTGAGATAGCATCTAACCCCTCCGTGATTGCTTTGAGTATTTCGGCGGATTGTCTGCCTGTTGGTTTAATAACACACCATTGATTAACATATCGAACTTTAATCGGGCGAGCGATAACGATGCAATCATCCCACCAGTTGCTCCAGATCTTGTCAAGTCCAGGTGCGCTGCCAGATACTTTGCGTTTGATACCGTCGTATATCCATCGGTTGTAATCGTTGAATGTAAGCATCATGCCTGCCATGTCATGCTGGGCTGACCACTCAAGGTTGGATCCAAGCAGTAGATTGGATACCACATTCTTGCCTCTATAGGGTTTGAGTACCCAGGTACGTATGCCACCAATGGAAAGCAATTCCTGGCTGGACTTTTCTACACAGCTTACGCCTACTACTTCCTCTTGATCATTGATCAGCATGGCTATTTCGCCACGGTCGCTGGTCCAGCGTTTCTTATTTTCAATGTTCCAAAGCAAGCCGGCTTCTGAATCAAGACCCATGTTCTTGCTTGCTGGAATTTTTGGATTGTCGACAATGATCTGTTGAACAAATCGAACCAGCAAATTATAAAGTGCAGAGTCAATCGTGTCGCTTGATGCAGTAACTATTTTCATACAGCTATTTATGTTGGTACATAATGACTTAGTCATCCACACGCATCATTAGGTGCAGCCTTGATTCGTCTCCACCGTTGAATGCAGTATGTACTCGTTTGGTATCCACATACCAAATATGACTGTCGTCTGCTATATGAACAAGCCTTTGTTCATTCACAAAAAGAAAGTAAGATTTTGGATTGGTGTGTATGGCAACATGCAGTGTGCGATGGAAATCATGATGTACACTGTAGCATTTACGAGGAGTCAACCTCGCGATGCGAGTTCTACTAACTTTGTATGGCAGGCCCTTTATAAATGATTCCCACCAGGTGCCTTTCAACTTTGGGTGCATCTCATCAAATTTTGAAAGGTCTTCGCCACCGGGCATGGCGCCTGCACCGTTATACCAATCATCAACTCCGCCTGTTTGTATGCACACTTGATTGCGCTCATCAAATGGAACATCGGCCAGCAGGCTCCATGTTTCAGCACGAAGCCTTTCAAGGTCCACTGTTTGCTCTAGTGGACGAAACAAAAATATAGCATCATTTTTTAGGCTCAAATAAGACATTGGTTATCCTAAAATCTCTGTTGGTTTCATTCAATGTCCAAGCTATTACTTCAGCAACACTAGCTGGAGACATTTTGGCAGCTTCGACATTTGCGCCCATTTCAGTTCCTTCTACCCAGCCAGGACGTAACAGCACAATGTTGGGGTAAGGCGAGCTTGCCTGTAACTGTTTGACTCCTGCATCCAGTGCAATTTTGTGTATTTGATATAGATTAGAAAAGTTTCTGTACATTTCAGTGATATGGCTTCCCAGTACCACTATGGTTTTGTCTTTCCTGCCTCGCCATTTTGACCAAATTCGATATAACATTTCCACGTTGGCGAATCCGGCATTTGCCACGATCATCACTGTGTCGTACTGATCTAGAGCATTTACCACACGCTCTCTGGCATTGGCCTGCTCCATGTCAAAATTTCCATCTGCGCGGCTGAGTCCCGAGACTTGATGACCATCTGCTTTCATTTTTTCAGTTATGGCTTTACCTAGAGAGCCACTGTGCCCCAATATCAATATTTTTCTCATTGTTTTTTTCCTATCAACATGAATCTTGTGTAGCCGCTGCCTGCATCTGTTTTGTAAGCACCTGCATACAGTATGTCACTGAGCCTTGACTGTTGTTCAAACTCTTGTAAATCTTTACTGCACCTAACATGTTCTTCACATGAAAAGAAATCATTTCCTTGTAACACAACCAGTGTTCCTACAGGAATACGATCAAACCATGTATCGTATGTGTGTTGGTCAACATGTTCACAGCTGGTGTTGATAACCATGGTAGGTTCATGATCATACTGCCATTCGTCCATGCCGGAAGTAAATGCCTTGAATCTCCACTGATTCATTTCATTATACTTGTTCATGTGATCTGCAATGGGTTCGCATGCTGGATCAATGTCAATGCTACGCACAAACTTGATAGGAAATGTCGCTGAATCAAACAGCATCACAGCAAGAGAGCCATACCATCCGCCAAAGATATGTATCACTTGTGGATCTGGACCTTTAAGCAATAAATCATTGAGCTGATCAACCAGCCAGGCCTTGCTTTCAATCTGGCCGCGCCAGAAGCAATCTAGTATGCGCTGTGTTTTATCTGGAAATTGCCTAAGTGTATCAGCAATCCACAGTATGCTTTCATTGCTGAAATGTTTGTTCATATCGTTCCTGTAGCCATGCATAGTCATTGATCATTTCAATTGCACTATTGCTCAGTCCGTATTCTTTTCCTGCATTGGCACCTGCAAGTATTGCCTTGCTGTATTCACCTGTAGCAGTTGTGGTCCATGTGGTTAGTTTTTCTTGCGACACTGTGACACTACCATGCGATAGCTTTGCGCATTCTCTAAAGGCACCTCTCCATGCCGTCCAGTTGCTGGTAGCAAATCTGTTTTCACATGCTACCCAATCCAGTGGCATAATGCAAGGTGATATACCTGTGGTTACATCCACTGATCCTGCATGAGCCAATGTCAACTGTTTAGGCAATAGCTTGAGGCCGCCGTTGCCGTATCGTAATCCGTTGTAGGGATTGACGCTACTCCAAACAAACACACAGTCAGCGACTGATTTGTTGCTGTAGGGGTAAGGCAGATACACATCGTCAAACCACTCAGCGGTAAAATTCCAATCGTCATGAATCCAAGCATCACCGTCTACCACAAAGAAAGAACTGGTTGAGCTTTGTGTTGCTGCCGCTTGATGTGCTTGCAGTATACCTGTGATTCCGTGTATTCTTCTTGCACCAGGTGCAAATTTCAGCAGACGTTGCCAATTCTCATCGGCGTTGGGTTCATCGTAGCTGATGAAGAATACATCATACATTAGAAACCGTCCACACCCTGGATCACTTGATCTTCCTTGATCATTGGACCAAGTCTGTTGGGATTGATATAGCTTTCCTTGAAGAACCTTGATCCATTTTCGTCAAGTTCAGCAATGGACAGATTGGCCTTGGTACGCAGTTCGGTGCCCAGCTTGCGAATTTCGCTACGCAGTAGTTCGTTATTGTATGTCCACCCTGTTGCTTTACACATGTCTCTGCTGTCGGCATCAAACATGGGTTGTACTACTTTGGTCCAGTGTTTGTCATGCCAGTCAAAATCTCTCACGTCGACATAATTGAATGACTTGTCAAACAAGGTACGCATGGTACCAAGTCGTGCACCGTACATGGCCCACAGACCATTTTCAGCATCAGCACCCACGCTCTGCCATACCAGCAGCCTGCGTAGATTCTTTGGATGCACACGCTGTCTTAGTTCGCCTGAGCTCACTGGTATTCCACCAGCAAGACACATTTTTACGCCTTCTCGAAAACCTGCACGGAAAGCCTGATATGCGCTGCCATTGTTGTAGGTCCAGCAGTACACGTTGTTCATTTGATGATAATGTATGTCCCAGCAAAAGTCCACTTGTGCACTGGCAGCTTCGGCAGCTTCGTGTGTTTTCATACTCATGACCACACTCTTTGGCCAAAGTTTGATTCCGCCATTGCCATAGATGAGACCATTGACTGCATTCTTACCAGCCCAGCTGATCACATCGGTTGGGCCAACTCTACTCATGTCTAGTTCAATATTGAAAAAGTCATCCCAGACCACATTGTCTGCATCCACTGTGACAAAGCGATCAGTTTCGCTCAGTGCAGCCGCGGCTTTGTGACATGCGTCGCTGCCTTTGACCCCATGACTGCGCTTGGCCCAGGGAGCCTTGGTCAATAGGTCTGCATAGTTGGCATCAGCATTGGGTTCGTCATAGCTGATGAACACAATGTCAAATTCGTTAATTGGTGTTGGCATACTCAGAGTCCTTCATGTATATTGTAATATACTGGTTATTTGACAAAAAGTCAAGATTATCAAAGTCTAATCCTTTTAGATGACCGGTATCAATCCTGAAAGACTTTTTATTTGCAATCATATTGATTGGAATATCAATGTTTCCAACCAATGCATCTGGGTGCTCGCGTTGGGTGATCCAAATTTTTATGTTTGATTGTATGTTGTAGTTGGCAGGATCACTTATGGTGCTGTCACATATCAACTCTTGATCTTGCATGCGAAAGTTGAGATGCGCATAGTCTTCGGATCTTGACGCAGGAATCACACGGGTGCGATTCACACGCACTACGCGATCGATTTGATTTTCTTGCCAGGTCCATGAATAGGTGCAGAAATTTTTGTGGCTTATGACTTCTATTTCATCTAGATTATAGTCAGACAACCACTCGGCTTCTTCTTCCATGATCTTGTCATTTGTGATGTCAAACTCAAATAAATGCTTGGCCAACAAGTAGCCTGTGTGTTTGTCTCTAACAAAAAAGTTAATCTGTTGTCGCTGGCTGTGTGCGATTTGATCTTCGTTGCCTCTGCGAAACATGTTAATAAAGGCATCGTGATTCACTATCAACTCGCATTTCTTTTGATTCTTATAAAAGCTGATTGCAAACTGGCTGGAGATATCGTGTTCTGTTACAAAGTCAATGGTTTGAAGTTCGTGCTTTTCACCTAGCAGGCTACCCCATTCGGTAATGTGCATAAGGCGCTTGGTTTCCTGTTCTGGGTCATACCCAACCAGATATTCTTTGAGTGCAACTTCACCACTCAACAGTTCAATGCACACATCAGATTCAGACACAATGAAATTGCCAGTGTCGCTGATTGTGTGCGGTGCAATTCCTGTTATCTTGCCGGTAACACTGTCGTACCATACACTGAATTGTTCAACCTGGCGGCGTGGTTGGAATAGAAAAGAAATGTCTATGTCCTCGTTTACGGACTTATTTTTTCTAGCCATGCTTCTACCTTTTCTATGTAATTGCCCGACAGATAAACTAGCCCTTGTTGCCTGAAATTTTCAATACGCAGGTGCGGCATGCCTTTTGATACCCACCATACGTCTAACCAATCATGCCAGTCCTTGTACACCCAGTTGTTGTCTCTTGCAAAATCTCTTTTGCCAAAATCACGATAGTCCAACGCACTGACGCGAACACATTCGTCATCGTTGGTTTGACAAACAAAACTGATCACGTTGTCTAGCGTGAGTTCTTTCATTGCGCCGTCGCTGATATTTTCACCGATACTGGCCCAGGCTAAAGAATATTGCTCTAGTGCTCTGAAAAAAGATTTTGATTTTTCATCTTTGTTGAGAAATATACATTTGGTACTAACAATTGGCCAGCCGTGCTTTGACATCAACTGCTGTGCAGTCCATGTTGTTGCTGGATCAATGATGTTTCCTCTAAAATCCAGAACTTGTTTGGAAACATAAACGCCTGATATCATATTTCGGGTCAGCGCCACATGCATGGGGCTGAAAGAGAAAAGATTTTCATCAAGGTACAGTAGGTTGTCGCCTTGTATCAATGGTAATGTTTTGGCCAGAAAGCTAACATGATTGTCTTGTTCATCTGGCTTGGCTTCATATATGTGATCAAACAATTTTATGTTGACGCCAATTTCTTTGGCCGATCCACCTAGTACCAGGTTAATAACACACTGATCATTTAACAAACGCAACAGTCGTGTGTTGGCTTCAACTGCTCGATACCGCTGTTTGATTTCTTCTCCACTGATAACAAAGGCAATGTTCAACATACCGACTCCATGGCCTTTTCCCAATGTCTTAATAATCCTCGCTTGTTCATGAAGTGAACATTTTCATCTTGTATTCTCACAGCAAGGTTTTTCCAATTCTCATGACGGTCGTTGCTCAGGAACAACCAACCATTTTTATCAGCGGCAGCTAGGTCGTCTTTGCCATCCATGTATCGCATTGGTTGATTGGAAATGCGTGATGCCCATTCCTCTCCGGTTTGTCCTGCCAGCAAATGACAAGCAATACTCACAGCGTAATCAGTGCGGAACAATGCTCCTGGAAATTTATATGTGAACTTGTAGAACTCGTAGTTGTCCTTGACATGCTCCCATAGATCAAAGAACAGTCGTGCATGTTCGTCCTGTTGCCAATATACTGCTGTGCTCCACCACATCTTGATACCAAGAGGATGTAGATGCTGTTCATAATGATGCGGGGGTAGTCCTCGTAGATCCATGGCTTCGCCAAACATGGCAACACTTGAGTCTGTGCCAAAAACTTGATCAAGGTTGTTGTTTCCAATGATGTAGTCCACATCTATCAGCAGACTTTTCTTGAAAGGAGTTTTGTGGAATACAGAATGCTTGTTGGTGTTGGAGAACTGTGCCTGGAATTGATTCCAAGGACTATCGTAGTGGGTACGAATATTTTTCTCGTGCTTTACATCTTCAACAATGATGTGATCAAATGCTCGGTCAACTAGATCTTTAGGAAGGCTTTGTATCATCCAGGCCACTGTGCCTTGATCAGTCATCAAGGCCACCTGGTTGTTTGCCATGTGTTTTTTTGCGCTCAGTGCTGCCAACAGCGCCAAACGTATGTAGTCTATTTGCTCATTGTTGTAAGCAAACATGAGGATGCCTGAATCCTCATGCGTCAATGCTTGAGGATTCTGGGTCATTATTGATCTCTGTTTTTTCTGCTTCTGGCGGAACGTCAACTATTTTTTCAACGGTCCT